AGAAGAATTGATTTCTTTGTATCGACAAATACAGGACCATCAAATGTATCTATCAAGTTATTCAGCATCTCTGGTGAGATAAATCCTTTGTTGTAATCAGATATAACCAGGGCATCATAACTCCTTTCTGGCAAGATATAATTAAATTCACTCACTTCATCCTTTTCATCAAGCCTCATTATCTGTTGATTTGATTTGAGATCAACAAATCTAGTCTTGACAGGTTGTTCATCATTAGTGATGATGCTCACCTTCATACCAAAAGACAAAAGATTGTCATAGACATTCCATGCCATTCCACCAGTTCTTTCTTCTTTGACCCACCTCAGAACAGGTACAGGTGCCTCAGGACTGACCCTATCAACAACACCATATACGTATCTATCAATGCAAGAGTCACCTATAAGCAGAACCTTGAATTGTTTTTGTTGTTGAGTAACTTCCAATCCTGTCGAAGAATTTGACTTCTTTTGCATACTCTGCACCTACAACTTCTTTTCCTTTCCAATCAGATCCTACTATTAATATATCAGGTCGTATAGAATCTATTAATGACTCCAACTCAAACCTAGTGTCAAACGTATGTACGACATCTACCCCCTTGATAGACATCATCTGAAAGACTCTATCTTCAAGGGGGTAGATTGGTCTAAGGTATCCCTTATCTTGAGATACCTTTTTATCTGAATCAAGTGCCACGATCAACGTATCACCAAGAGATGCAGCATATTTGATTAACTCAAAATGCCCTCTATGGAGCACATCAAAGCAACCATTGACAAATACAATCATGATATCTTATCACACCAGTATTTCAGAAGATCACCAAGTGTAGTGTCAATATCATACTCTTCCTTAAATCCGGTCATCTCTACAAGATTAGTAGAGTCTCCGTGTTGATAGTAAATCTCATGAGGACGCCAGAATGGTTCGTGAATCTTTTGCTCAACATGATCCAACCCAGAGAGTTCGATTAGTTTATCAGTGAAGTATTGCATCTTACGAGGAGTATCACCACAGATGTTAAACACATGATTAGTTACATCTGGATGAATCATTGCCAGGTAGTATGCACGAACTGTATCACGAACATCCATTACTACACGAGTAGTAGAGAGGTTGCCAACCTTAAGAACAGGTTCTTGGAGACCTTTCATCATCCGTGCAATCTGATAGGCATCAGAAGAGATAGAGAAGATACGTCCACGGCGAGGACCTGTGTGAGAGAATGCACGGGTGATGAATCCTTTGATGAATCCATTGTTCATGCGTTCTTGCAGATACACATCTGTTGCTGCCTTAGAAGCACCGTAGGGATTGGAGGGAACAATGTGATCCTCCCAATGAATCTTACGTCCATCCTGACCGACGTTTCCATAGACCTCAGAGGTAGAGCAGAACATCAGTTTGCAATCCTCTTGATGATCCTGAATTACCTGAATCAGATTAGCACTACCCATCACGTTGGTTTCCATTGTACCAATAGGGTCAATGAAACTGGTAGGAGGATGTGACTGTGCTGCAAGGTGGAACACACCATCAAACTGATTCTTCTCGAAGATAGTTCTCAAAGAACGATAGTTAGTCAGGTCAGCATACACAAAGGTAATCGCTTCATAGGCATCATCAGAAACCACATCACGAATATCGCTTTCCATTCCATTGGTGCGACGGATTAATCCATACACCTCATGCCCTTCACGATGAAGGAGATTTGCAAGGTGAGCACCAGCAAATCCCGTAATACCAGTAATTAAAAATTTCATACAACCTGATAATCAATATTGTTAAAGATAAACATATTTCCTTTATTCACATGTCTATTATACCACTCTTTTTCCATAAGGCAAATGCTGTTAAGGTTAGGAGAGTATTCTTTTAGTGCGGAAGACAAGTGACTTGCACCACTACTTAGTGCTACGAGACCGAACGATGATGCCATCACATCACAGTAACTGAAGATATCGTGTATCTCAATTACATTTTCACACTCGGTCCCGTAAGTATTAAATTTGTCTGGACTCAATCGCTTTGAGAATGTCACCTCAAGAAACCTTTTATCAGAATACTGTTTCTGTAGTTCCTTCAGTCTGTTCAGTAACCTATTACTACTGTGATCGATACTGATAGAAGTAAAGTCAACAAGAATAGTATCCTCAAATCCTTCTACCTTCTCTGGTTCATAATAAATCTTTGGCAAACTATTGGTTGGTTTCAGTCCGTGAAATGATTCCCAGTCCTTAATCCAATCACCAGTTCTAGGATTATTACTGTACTCCGCAAGGTCACCAGCGTTCCTATCTGGTGCTGATTTCTTTCCTTTTACATATGGATTCTTGCCCCATACCAAATCATATATCTCTGGATTACGGAATGGTCCTTGGTCCCAAATGTAAGTTGTTCTTCCTTGCTGCTTATAAAACTCTTCTGGTAGTGTGGAGAACTGAAGACTGTCTCCTAGTCCTCCATGATATGCTGCCAAATATACATCACTATCCATTTTCTAATCTTCTCTCAATTTCCAAGAGTTTGTCAGGTGACTGCCATAGGTTCTCGATAGAAAAATCCCAGTCAGGCAGTCTATCCACAAGATCATTCCTCAAAAGAAATGCGTTACCAGCGTGACATATCAATTTATATCCCTTCTTCTCTCCCAGTTCCATAACACTTCTGAGAGAACAACCACGATCGTCAGTTGCCAGATATTGATCAGGTGCATAACCTGAACTTACTTCGATATTAATAACCTTAGGCATATACTTCTCCATACTCTCAAGTACAAAGTAGTCATGTGAATCAATATCAATTACCATCAGAGCAAAGTTATCTGGAGTAATTTCATACTTACATCTATCAAGGATATTATCAATAGAGTTAGGATCTTCAGCATCTCTGGCAACACCACAATTAAACAGGTCTACATCCAAACCACGGGTGTTCTCCACCATACCATTAAACTTCTGCTGATCGTATTCAATCAGAACTCCCTGGAAGTTAGGTGCTCTATTTTCCCACAAGTTCCTGGTGACACAGATATACAGACCATCCCAAGCACCGAACTCACATACGATACCACTGTCAATGCCCACATCCTCAAAGATTTTCTCAATGATACCGTCATCACCATTGGTGCCATATACGTTCTTTACATAATCAATGTACATCACATTCTCCAGATAATTTGATAATCCTCATGAATACATTCTGCTCCAATAG